GAAGAGTTGGAGGCTTTCGAGGAGGCTCTCCTCAAGATTGGTTTCGTGCGCACGAGTCGCTACCCGAAACGCCTCGCGAAATACACGAGGCGAAATTAAAGATATGACGTTTTTAATAACAAAGAAGAATGATCCTGTCTATTGACGTCGGCATTCGTAATCTCGCCATGTGTCTTCTCGACGACGAATCGCGAATCGTACAAGAGTGGGACGTCTCCGGGGTCCCTCCCGAACACAGAGATGGCCTCTACGTGACCCTGAGAGACCACTTGGACGAGCGTCCGTGGGTCAGGGATTCCCGATTGAAAACGATTCTCATCGAAAAACAGCCCTCGAAAAACAAACGCATGGTATGTGTGATGCATTTCTTACACGCGTACTTTGTCATTAAAGCCCCACACGCAGAGACGATCCTGTACGACGCGCGACACAAGGTGCCCGACGTCGCGGGTCCAGGGAAGCGCGCCTACCTGAAACGGAAGAAGACCGCCATCGAGCGGTGTCGTGAATACATAGACGACGACGGTGCGAACAGACACTGGCTCGCCCTCTTCGACGCGTCGAAAAAGAAGGATGATCTCGCCGACACCCTCATGCAAGCGCTCTCGTTCGTGAATAGGATCGAACCCAAGAAAAAGAAGGAAAAACCTAAAAAGGCTCTCGTGGCTCGACGACCGACGCAGAATCAAAAGGAAACGAAATATTCAAAATCTAACTTGGCGTATATATTGAAAAACAAGCTAGAGTGTGAGTGTCTCGATAACAACAAAAGGTTTATGAAGGACTTAAAACGTTATTATAGAAGCATCGACGAACTCCGAGAGGACATGGGTCTCACCCCCGCTTCTTCTTAGGCGGTGTGTCAAAAGCCCGGGCTTCTTCTTCTTCCACCTCCTTTTGTGATTGGGATTCTCCACCCTCCTCGGTCTCGGGTTTTGAGTCGACCGGTTCGGTCACCGCAGCCTTCGGCTTTCGCCCTGGGGGCGTCGGATCCGGGGCGGGTGAGGCCTTTCTCTTCGCGCCCGGTTTGGGTCCCGGTTTCGCCTTCGCCTCGAGACTCGCACCCTTCTTCAAGAGTTCTCGCAGGAGTTCACCTACTTTGGTGTTCATGAGGTCTTTCATCAGACGATTTAAGACTGCCTTTCCATATTCATCATCATGGCACGATTTCGCCAAATCTATGAGAATATCGTAATTATGCTTTCTCAATAATTTATTGACATCTTCTGCACTGGTGATTTGGAACATTTCGGGGGTCGTGGAAAATCGGAATGAAATTTGCTCACTTTTTGACGCAAGATTGAATTATCAGGCCGGAATTCAAGGGGTCAGCAATTTCCCCGTGCGTCGCGGAATGACGCCTCTGAATTTTAATATCCGAGTAATGTATCGTATGAAGGGTGGAGAGATACTCGTACTTGGTATCATCGCCATTTATTTTTTATTCCTCTTCATATTCATAGTTACATTAGCGTGGAAGACCTTATCGGCGCCTTCGCCAGCCCCTGCTCCAGCGAAGGCGAAGGCGAAGGCGAAGGCGGAGGACGAGGACGAGGACGAGGACGAGGACGACGCGTCCACCCCCACGAAGGACGACGACGACGCGTCCACCCCCACGAAGGACGACGACAAGACACCGCCACGAGTTGTCCTTTCAGCCACTGAGACCTCGACGAAGGACAACGCTGGAAGATGTGGCCCGAATCACGGTGACAAGAAGTGTTCTGGTAAACAGTGTTGTTCAAAGTCGGGTTGGTGTGGAGGCGAGAAGGGCAAAAACTCAAATTGGTGCGTAAACGTAAACAAGGGGTGGTGGAGTGGTAAATACGACGGTGAGGCAGAGACGCCGGCTCGTGTGATTTCGGACTCTGGGGGGTACGAGATTCATAAAGACAAGTTCCTTCCCACGGCGAAAGACACGGACATTGAGTGGTTAACGGGCAAGGTGAGACCGGCCCCTGCTCGTAAAGTCACTAAAGTAAGATTTTGCAAGAAAAGGTGTGATGAGTTGGATTTATGTAAGGGTTTCACTTACAAACACGCCATCCTCCCAAGCCAAAGAAGATGCTGGCTGAAAACGAAAAAGGTTCAGATGGCAACCTTAACTGATTCTGATAAATACGACACCTACATGAAGAAAAAATAGAGAAGATTTTTTTTTCTTTGGAGGAAATAGATGATTCCAGTGTACACCCTCCAAAGAAAAATAAAGATAGATAACTTAGTTTTAGAATTTCCAATACGCTACAGATTAAATCCCTATGTGGAGGTTCTAATTACCATAGAGGACCCCACATAGGCCATCCTTCGCCTTCAATATGTTGAAATTGACCGCATACAAGGAGTGTTGCGTGTTACCACCGGTCGGGCCTTCGACGTGAATCTTCGCCGTATCCACCCGGGAAAGGTTGAGGCTTCCACTCGGTTGGCTGCGACCCAAATTGAGACTGAGCGGCCACGTGAAAACCGGGACGGTGTCCAAAACTCCATCCGGAACGTTCGTGCAGTGCATTTCCGGGACAATAGTGTGGTGATACACGTTGGACATGTTTTCGAAGAGAGGGGTGCCATTGATGAACATCGTGGCATCACCCGTGAACGTCCATTGCGACGACCAGTGCCCACCGTCGGCCTTACCGCTCACGACGTGAATCGATTTCGTGGGGTGGTTGAAATAGGAGAGGTCGTATTCGGTGTCAGTGTTGGACGCCAATTGGCGGGAGACTTGGGTGATGAGCATTTCGTACGGTTTCTTGACGAAGAAATCGCGTTCGACGGTGTCCAAGTAGGCGAACATACCGAACACCTTCGGCGTCGCGGACGGGGTGAAAGTCCCACCTCTGCACTTGACAGAGACCGTGACCTCGGCGTATTGCATCGCGAGGAGCGGGAGGGCCTTCGTCCAGTCCTCGGAGAACCAGAACGGAATGAGGTAGTGTCCGGCGGCGCCCGCGGAGTTACCTTCGGCGTTACCCTTCACTGTGGCGGTCGTCACGGACGAGGCCGCCTTCGCCTGGGACGGTTGCATGAGGACGTTGTGCACGGCCTGAACATACAAGGCGTCGATGGTCACGACCGGTTGACCTCCGATGTTGAGGGTGAACTCGGTGGGGATTTGCACGTCTTGGGAGTAGAAACCGGTTGTGTTGGTGCCGGTGGCGGCGATGTTCGGGCACTCGATCCAGATGTGCGTCAAGAGGTCGCCCTTGGAGGGGATCGGGATGCTCACCTCGTTGTTCGCACCGAACGTGCCGATGTAATCGAGACGTTCCGGCTTGATGGCGAAGGGCAAATAGCGTCTGTAGGCTTGTCGGAAGAAACTCACCGAGGGGGATTCTCCGGTCAGATGCACGTCCTGGATTCCAGTCGCGGTTAAAGCGATCACACCAGCCATTTTTGTTTAACTGTTATATGCTCACATAAAAATTTCACTCGACTTTATTTCAAAGCACGCACACATGCTGTTCCAGGCCCTCACCTGGGAGGCGCGAGACGTGAACGACGAGGAAGGGAACGTGAGCGACCACCAAATCTCCGTCTTCGGGAAGACTGATGTTGGTAAGAGCGTGTGCGTCTCGTTCAACTTTAAGCCATATCTTTTCGTCCGGATCCCCGACGATCGCCCGGGCACCCAGAGAGAGATCCTTCGAAAAATAGAAGAGCGATGTCCTGGGTGTGTCGTGACGGCCACCTTGGAGCACAAGAAGGACATATGGGGGTATTCGCACGGGGAGGTGTTCCCTTTCCTGCGCATCGAGAGCAAGGCGCTCGCCCACCGAAAGCAGATCGAGTCCTTCCTCCGGAGGGTGATGTATTTGAATTGCAAAAGTTCCAAGTGGCAGCCCAAAGTGTACGAGGCCAATCTCGATCCTTGTCTGGCCTTCATGCACCGTTCGGGCATCTCTTCCACTGGGTGGCTGGAGACTGGAGAGGACTGTCGCAGGTGTAACCTGAATCGCGTCGACATCGACCTCTGGTGTGCGAAATGGGAAACCTTGCGTCCGGTGGAGAGAGACGACGTCGCCCCTTTCGTCTTAGCCTCCTTCGACATAGAGTCTAATTCGTCGACGGGGAAATTTCCCGACCCCCACGTCCAGGACGACGCGTGCTTTCAAATCGGCGTCACCTTGTGTGAGATCGGGAAGGAGGACCAACCTTTCGACAAGACGTGCTTCTGTTACAAAAAAACCTCGGGACTGGAGGGCACACACGTGCTTTCGTTTGACACCGAGCGCGAAATGTTAGAGGCGTTCGGGGAATACATTCACGACAAATCGATAGACATCATGTATGGGTGGAATATTTTTGGGTTTGATTTGGAATACATCATCACTCGAGCCATGATTGTGAAGTGTTCACCCTCTTTCTTTTGTCTCGGGAGGATTAAAGATAGACCCTCTAAGTTGGTCTACAAGACTTTGAGCTCGAGTGCTCTCGGAGATAATAATTTGAAATTGGTGCCGATGCCTGGGCGATTCATCTTTGACATGTTTTTCGAGACTAAAAAAAATTATAAATTGGATAGTTACTCCCTCAATATGGTGTCGAAAAAATTTTTGGGTGATCAAAAAATAGATATGCCACCGAAAGAAATGTTCAAGCGTTTTCGGGAGGGTGACCCCGATAAATTGGCCGAGGTTGCGGAATACTGTGTGAAAGACACCTTGTTGCCCCACCTCTTGTTGAAAAAGATGTGCACCCTTCTGAACATGTTAGAGATGGCCAAAGCGACGTGGGTTCCCCTCCAATATTTAGTCGAGCGCGGACAACAAATCAAAGTGTTCTCGCAGTTGTGTAAGAAGGCTGACGAGTTGGGATTCAGGGTGCCCACCCTCAAGTACGGTTCGGCCTCTGAGGAGGGATACGTCGGTGCGACCGTGCTCGACGCCCAAAAGGGCGCGTACTACACCCCGATAACAGCGCTCGATTTCGCGTCTCTGTATCCATCGATCATGATGGCGCATAATTTGTGTTACAGCACGTTAGTCATGGATGGAAATAAATACGGCCACCTGGAGGGTGTGGAGTACGAAGAGTTTCAGGTTGGGGACAGGACGTATAAATTCGTTCAAAACGTCCCCTCCGTGCTCCCAAGCATTCTCAATGAATTGAAGGCTTTCCGTAAAAAGGCGAAAAAAGACATGGCCAACGCGACGGGGTTCATGAAGGACGTGTATAACGGTAAACAACTCGCGTTTAAAGTGTCGATGAACTCAATGTATGGTTTCACTGGTGCGTCGAAGGGGATGTT